TGTTCACTGAAAAGTTGAAACAAACAATTAAACAACACAAATTACAAAATCAAAAACTAAAAGTGCTGTTATTGGGACAAAAAATGAGCATGGAAATGATTCATAATACATATCAATATTTAAAATAATCAATATAATTTTTTTTACTGCAAAAAAAACAAAACCATTTAAAGACATTTTTAGAAAACATATACACAGGACACAATGGGAAAAATGCATGGATCATTAGCTCGTGCCGGAAAGGTAAAGGGTGTAACACCAAAACAGGACAAAATTGTTGGGAAAGTAAAATCAAAAAAGGGTCGCGCCAAAAAACGTCTACAATATGAAAAAATGCAAAGTCGTAGTGACCCTCGAGTTTCAGTCAATTCGCAAAAGGTTCAGCAAGTGGTTCGAGACGTTCGTGCTGATGCTGCTTCAGTTGTTGCCGCTAAATAAATATATAAAAACTAATAAATATATAGGAAATATTATTCTATATGTTGGTTATTTTATGTTGAAAAAATTTGATTTTTTTTTTAATTTTTATGAATAAATAAAAAATAGATGATTATGTAATTATTACAATTACGTCAATGTAATTATTACAATTACGTCATTAAAGGTTTTAAAATGTCGTTTGGATTAATAACTTTTTATATCATTGGTTCAGCAACTTTGATATATTTTCAAGAACACAAAAAACAAAAATTGAAAATTCAAAACCAATTTTATATTGAACAATGTGAAAAATCAGAATTTGTCAATCAATTAATTCAATTCTACAAAACATCAAATCATCAAAGATATTTTATTAGTATCGCAGAGTTGATTGATTTAAAAAAACAAATATATTTAAATTTTTTTGGATATCAAAAAATAAGATGGGATAATTTATTCGAAACAGATTGTTATCTAAATTGCATAAAAAAAGGATTTGAATTATGTGGTCAAGATTGCCGAACTTGGCCACGTACAACATTTCTAGATTTTCATATTAAAACATATTGGTTATGGATGAAACAAAATCCACATTGTTATATGGCACACGCTATATTTATTCATGATGGCTGGGTTTATGAAGCAAGTTTAAATGAGTTTACTATGACAAAGCGACCTTTGGATGAAGAGTTCATTCGGCAATTAAAATTGAAATATGAAGTTATTTGTCAATTTGCTCCGCGAATTCAGCACAAATATATGAGGAACCGAAATGACAAATGGAATTGGAGTGATATTATAAAGAGGAGTGATATAAAGAAGAATCCATCATTTGAACTTAAACATATCCAAGTTCATTATCAGTCATGGAATTGGAATAATACTATTAATCATGCATGTAAATTAACAAAATAAATTTGATTGTGTTTAAATTTAAAATATTTTTTTTCCAATTGAGTATAGAATCAATATGTCTGAAACTGCGTCTATTCAAATAAAAACAAATTTAAATACACTTGATCCTAAAAAATCTGTGAATTTTCTCGAGGATTATGAAGATCATTCTATTGGAAAAATTACCTCTCATAAAGTAAGTGGAATTGTTTTTTGGACAATTGACAAATTTTTAACGGAAGATGAATGTGATGAAGTTGTTTTTTCCAGTAAAAAATCCGGATTCACTGATGTAGAATATGGTGATCGCCATAGATTATTGGCATTTGATCAAAATGGACTTTTATTAAAAACTATTCAACAAAGACTAACACAAAACTCTTTTTTGGACGATTTAAATTTATATAGACAATCCTTACCTTATGGATTTCACTCAAATAAAATCAATTGGCAACCAAATACAAACCATATAAATGAATGTCTCCGAATTAATTATTATGACCAATCCAGTGGATTTGAATGGCATCGAGATGCTCAGTTTACTAAAAATAAATTTACTCGTTCTAATTATACCCTCTTGGTTTATTTAAATGATTGTAAATCAGGTGGAGAAACTATTTTTCGTGTTCCCAATAAATCATTTGATAAACATAATGGTCTCACTGTATCAGAGGAATTATCTGAAATTAATAGTCTTGGATTTCACGATTTAACCATTCGACCAAAAAAAGGTATGGCTGTCCTATTTGATCAACGTGTGTTACATCGTTCCATGCCTAACATTAATAATAAATATGTTTTACGCACGGATCTTTTATGTCATGGGAAATTTGATTCTGGTAAAGAATTAGAACAAGAACCACTGGAATTACAATGTGAACAATTGACGCAAGTTCTATTTCGCCAAGCCCAATATTTAGAAATGGAAGCATTAAATTCTGGGTCTAAAAAACATTTAAAAAAAGCTGGTGAATTTTATGAGCGCTGTTTGTCACTTCGTCAAGCTCCTCATCAAATTACTAAGATTCCAAGAAAAATGAAAAATCTCTTGACACAAATTGAATCGAATCAACAAATTCTACCAGATCTGAAATTTATTTCGAGAAATGGTTATCGATCTATTTTTGAATTTACAAATTGTTTGAATAAACTTGAACTTGTAAAAATTGCAACATTATTTAGTTTTTACCACATGACAAAATATACAAAAACACAATATGTTGCTGATAATTTCATAAAATTAGTAGAATCTCTTGGTATTAAAATAAATATTTCTGAACCAAAACCACAACAAGACACACAACAAGACACACAACAAGACACACAACAAGACACAGCAATTGTGAAAAAACAAAAAAAAGAAAACAATGAAACCACTGAAACCACTGAAATCACTGGAACCAGTAAAACCAAAAAAACTAAGAAAACCAAAAAACAATTTACTTGGAAAGAAAAAAGACAAAAACGTGAAGCATATCATACAAAAATTAAACAGTTATTTGAACCATTTCAATGGGATGAAGCAAATAAAATTACTCGTCTAGATTTTGATGATAGCAGTGACGAAGATGATAGCAGTGACGATGATAGTATTGATGACAGTGGTGAAAAAGAAACAGAAAATAACAAAAGTACAAAAGACGTTGGTAACAGTGATTTTTTTGATGGTGTTTTTGATGATTTTCTTAATGATAACAATGGTGATAATGATAGTGATAATGATAGTGATAGTGATGGGTACAGTAGTAATGATGATTATAAAATTGAAATGGATTATTATGACGCAACTCATAAAAATCATTCAAAGCAAATATCATCTTCGTTAAAATCCAATTTAAATCGTATGGTTCCACATGATGTTTCAGTTTTAAATTTCCATGATGATTTAGACGATTTGGAAGAAAATAAAAATGATTTTCCTCTTTCTTCTCAGTTGAAATTTAATGGAAATAATTATTCAGAAGAAATAGGGTATTGTAACATGGGAAGTATATGTAGTAATAGAAGTGAGGATGACACACAATACTTTGATTTTGAAAAATTAACATCAATTAAATTTAATTTCAAAGAATTCAATATGCATTTTACAAATATGATTCATGACGAATCATCTTTTTCTGGTGACATAACTATTACTGCGCCTTCCAAAACATTTAATCATGCCAGTTGCCAATGTTCACATTATATGACAAAAGATGGAGAAGGTGATTTTAACATTCAAAAATCATGTTTGATTACATACAATTATAAATTTAAAATGATCATGGATAAAGGAAACTCCCGAGATGGTAGAATTGGTATTTGTACAATTCCAAAAATAGTTCTTTAAAAAAAAATCATTTAAAAAAAAAATATTAATTTGTTGTTTTATTTGTTATTTTATTTGCTTAAATTGGTTTATTCATTTTTTTTTTTTTGACTTATTGTGACTTTTGTCGAACAGTTAACACAATATTATGCCGACGTTGCCTCGTTCCAATATATTTCTGACAAATTAACTGAAACAATAAAATAGGAACTAACTCTTTGAAAATTATTTGAGCCATAATTAATCTCTTTTGTCTTTTATAATATTCCAACATATGCGATACAGTATTTGAATAAGGAACACGACGAACTAGATGGACTTCAATATATGATCCATTACCTACACCATTATTCCGTGTAGCTTGTATGTCTCCTGAAATCTGAATATTTGGTTGGATTTCTTGTAATTTATGAATGATATATTTATAATGTTGTAATTGAGAATTATGAAGAACAAAACTTATTTTAAATATGTTTTTCCCTTCCATCGTAAGTATCATTTTTCGTTCCAGACAAAATTCAATGACACGTCTAAGTTGGTCACGAGATAATTGAAAATAGGTGTTTTCTACAAATGATGGTAAATTAAACCGATCAACAAATGGATGGTGAAAATTCTGTTTATAATAATATTCCACTAATAAATCTGGATTTTCTGAAAATTGCTGTAACATACATTCAAATTCTTTTGTTTGAATGTTTTTATCAATTGAATCCATTGAACATTTTATTTTATCTTGTTCCATTATCATTGCCTTGATTTTTTGTTGACAATCCGCAATGAATGCCTTAACTTTTATCATTTTAACTGTTAATTCATCATGTTTATTTTGTAATTCATGTTTGTCTTTTTGCAAACTGACAAGATCAACTGAATTCTCCATTGCAATAATGATAACCAGAATTATTTTCAAAAAAAAATAAATCAAATTAAATTAAATTAACATACGTAAATTTATGAAAACTTGTCCTATACACTCTTCGAGATTTTCTACCGCAACATCTGCAAAAAACAATTTTAATGGAATATTAATGTCAAGACATCAAGACATAAAATATCGCTCATTATTTCCAACTGAACAAAAGATGATTTGATTTCTGTCTGGTTTGTAAATCATAAAATAATTTGGAAAATATTTTTTAAAAATTAATAAAAGTAATTGACTTGGAATTAAATTTTGTATGACGAATTGAATGGCAATTTTCTGTTTATATTTTTTTATAATATATTGATCTCGATCCTTATCATTTCCAATTAAAGGAAGACGACGTACAACACGCACATATGATATATCACGACATCGTCCCACAGAAATATCCGGATCAATTTTCCATATTCCAGTTTGTAATTTTTCTAAAAATTCTGGTGTTGTATCTTTTTTAACAAATTCCAAATCACATGCTTGTGCTTTATGACGCCATCGTACCATTGTATAATTCATTTCCAGTTGAATACAAAAATTACGAATTCTATCCAAAATATCATCACTCAATGAATAATACAATTTAAAAATTGGTGAATGGATTCCACTTCTATTTGTTAAATAATTAGGACTATGATGATGACTAAATGTACTGGAATAATATTTTTGTTTGAATTTTTCCCAATTTAGATGGTAAATATCACTCATTTATTCCCAATTGAACAAAAGAAAACTTGTAAAATGTAAAATCAAATTAAAAATTTTATTAAAAAAAAATAAATCAAATTTAATTAAATTTTAATTTTAATAAAGTTACAAAACAAAGCTATCCAAATGTATTTTCGCCACTGTAACTTACATATAAAAATCCATCTGGATTTCGGTGTTGTGAATATATTTCTGACATAAGAGCAGCTGTTGGTGGCATTACATCATTAATAAATACAAAAATAGCTTTTTCTGGTGGGATGTACATTCGATTACGAATAACATATATAAATTGACCTATTGTCAAGTCAACTGGGACTAAATATTTTTTTTTATCAATATCGGGAATATCCAATGATTTTTTTGCTTTTTCACAAATTACTGGAATTCGATCATGATATTTTCGCCGTATTTTTGTCGCTTCGTTAAGTCGGTGTTCAAATGAAAATTTTTCGTTAAATGGAATGTCTGCCATAAAATGTATGTCTTTATGATTTATAGAGAATTATTTTTTTTAAATGAAAATTCAAATTTTTCTTTCTTTCTTTCTTTCTTTCTATTTTATTTTACAAATTCAAACAAAATTTGGTATAACAATCCCTGTTCATAGTGTAATAATTTTAGAATAAAATATTTGGATTGTTATTGAATGACAAAAGATTAAAATTGATTTTATGTTCATATTGTTTAATAAATTCTGTGTTTATATGTGGGTTGTTTGCCCATAATGCTGTCCAATCCCACGGTAATTTATTGTCTTTAATTACTGATGGTTTAACGAGGCTGGATATTATTTGCCAATTTTTTTTATTTTTTTTACAAAATTGTTTGGCAAATTCAATTGTGAAATATGGACTATTTTTTATAAATTCATTTCGATATTTACGACAATTATTTGGATATTTTTTACAACCATAATTTTCGAAAAAATCCACCGTGATATCTTTTCGAGAAAAAATCTGTTTGTCATCCCACTTTATCATTGGATAATCCAATACACAATCCAGTCCTATTGATAAATTCGCGCTTAATTTTGACCAATTCCAATCTAAATACCATGTGTTAAAAACAAGGTCAAACGTAATATTTGAACATGATGATAATATATCCCGATCTAGTGACAAAATATTTTCTTTTATAAATTGCTCATCATACTTTTCATATTTTTTCATGGTATCTTCTACAGTTGTATCTTTTTGGTATTTTATGATACGTTTCGGTTTGATAGTTAAATTATATTTTTTATGTAACGTTTGAATAAAAGATTCAGTTATATTTGTATTACGTGGTAAAGATAATGTACATATTAAGTCCGCAAAACGATCCGTTGTAATTCTGTTTCCATATCCACCAATCAGGTTATATTTATTATTTAAACAATCTAATATAAATTGTTGGGTAATGATCGGATTGCTCACTAAAGAAATCCAATCCCATGGTCGATTAATATATTTTATAATAAACTCTAATGTCAAATCACCTCGATCACTTACACATTTTTGTATGCAACTATGTAGTCTATTTTTTGATAAATAGTGGATACCATTTTTAAATGTCCATGGTAAATGTATATTTTTATCGATAAATTCAAGAGGAATTAATTTATTAATAGTTAGATACTCCCAACACCAATCTTCATTTGGATATTTTAAAATTAAATCGCATAAAATATTGGTTGTTGTCATATTTTATGTAATTTTATCAGATTCATTTCTCACAAATCAAATTAAATTAAATTAAATTATTAAATTATGCAAACAAACAAACGCAAACAAATGAAAAATAAATATTCAAAAATTCATTTTATTTACACATTCAACCACGATGATGACAAAATATATTGATTCATAATTAAATCTGCCATATGGTAAGTAATTTTATTTACCATTAAATACTTACATATTTGTTTTTTCATAAACATTTTTTTAAAATCAAATGTCATATATTGATATATTCGTTCCGACACAGAATCTTGTAAATCCGCATCATATTTAGACATAAATATATTCATGTTTATTAGATTTTTAGTCTTTTCAAAACAAATCACCGTTTTATTGTTTTTGACAGACATTTTCATTCCAAATGAACACTCAAACCTGTATTTTAAGTTTAGTAATACCTGTAGAAATTGTTTTGAAAATATTTGAACATTCAGTGTAAATTCAGTAATAGTTGAATTTATAAAATTACGAAAAATAGATTTCAACATGTTTTTACTTTTATTAAATTCGTCATATTCTTTTTTTATGTTTTTATAATGTGTTTGGTAAATATAATTTGTATCTGGATAAAATGCAAGTAATAATTTTATATGTCTTAAATTAAAATGACTGAAATGATATTGCACAGTGGGTCTATCTCTTTTCTGAAGTTGATAACCATATTCAGTTATTAATTTTTTCAAATGGATTGGTAATATATTATGTTTCATTATTTTAGTATTTATGCGTAATCCCTTTTGTAAAAAATACTTAATTTGAGTTGTTGTGTTCGGATGAAAATATCCTCGATATCCCTGATATCCCTGATTAATTTTTTGCCGAATATATTTATTAAAACAAATCTCATAATGGCGTTTTTTAAACACACATCCTTTTTTTTCCAGCATTCTTAAATAATAAGGATCAATTATGGTATACAGAAAAGCATCATTTTTTTTATAAATACGAAATATTGGAGATTTCACTAAGATTTCCATTAAACGCTTGTTGTTTGATTGAACAATTGTTTTAAACAATTCATTGGATTTAATTGGTTTTCCTACATAGTGATTCATTAATAATTCAATTCCAACATATATTTTGTCTAAACATTTCACACATTGTCGTTTCAAATAAAATTCTATTAAACCAGTAAAATATTTAGTAATTTGTGTTTG